AGCACCAGCGCCACCTACGCGCCCGAGAGCCGCGGCTTTGAGAGCTGCACCATTCACTTCCACGAGGATGGCATCCGTCACAAGATGACCGGCTGTCGCGGCACCTTTGAGATCACCGGTGAAGTCGGTCAGATCCCGGTGATCAGCTTCACCATGACGGGCATCTACAACGCGCCCACAGACGAGACACTGCCCACCCCCACCTACGCCAACCAAGCCACACCGCTGTTGTTCAAGGAAGGCAACACGGTCAGCTTCTCTGCGTTCTCCTACAGCGGGTGCCTGCAGTCCTACAACTTCAGCATCGCCAACGACGTGATCTATCGCGAGCTGGTGGGCTGCAGCAAGGAGATCCTGATCACCAACCGCGCACCCAGCGGCACGATCGTGATCGAAGCGCCGACCATTGCGGCGAAGGACTTCTTTACCATCGCCACTGGCAGCAGCACTGGCAGCATCACCTTCCAGCACGGCACCAGTGCCGGCAACAGGTGCACGGTGACCACAGCTCAGTCCGACCTGGGCAACCTGACCTACTCGGATCAGGACGGTGTGCAGATGCTGAACATGCCCTTTATTGCAGTTCCGACCAGTTCGGGCAATGATGAGCTGAGTCTTGCTTTTACCTGACCTTGGCTTTCGTTCTCAAGCAGTCGGACACCTACTCGTGGCCGATCGCGTTTGATATCCCCGTCGATGGTGGCCGTATGCAACGGCAGACCTTCGATGGGGAGTTCCGTCGCCTGAGCCAATCAAGAATCACTGAGATTGGCGCACAGATCAAAGCCGAAGAGATCACGGACGCCGACCTGGCGGCTGAGGTCCTGATCGGCTGGTCTGGCGTTACAGACGGCGACGGCAAAGACGTGCCATTCAGCCAGAAGGCACTTGAGCAATTGCTTGATGTGCCGATGCTTGCAGGCGCGATCACGATGGCTTATTTCGAGAGCCTGCAGGGAGCCAAGCGAAAAAACTGACAGAGGCCGCTGAGCATTGGGCGGGCGGGAGCGTCGTTGACGAAACCGCCGCCGATGCCGCGGCCATGGGCATCGCCTTGCCAGATTTGCCGGCAGCACCGGATGAAGACTTCGGCGTCTGGACTGAGAACTGGCCGACCGTTGAGATGTTCCTTCGCGTGCAAACCCAATGGCGCACGTCAATGGGTGGCGTGATCGGACTGGACTATGCAGCCGTTGCGTGGTTGCTTAAGCTGTATGGGATAGAAGATCAGCGTTCGCTGCTCGAAGATCTGCAGGTCATGGAGGCCGCCGCCATGCGTGTCATGAACAAGCAGGAGGCCTGACCATGGCGCTCAACCTGGACGCAGCTCTCAAGATCACGGCGAGCGTTGCCGGCGAGAACAACATCCGCCGGTTTCAAAACTCGCTGCAAGGCCTTGAGGGGCGGATCAAGAACACCAGCATGGCGGCTGACCTGCTGGTCACTGGCATCAAGGGGCTGGCCGCTGCGGCCGTTACAGGCGGCGTTCTGGCGCTTGCCAAGAGCGCCATCGACTTGGCGGATGACATGCGCGACCTGTCGCAACGCACAGGCGTCAGCGTCCAAACGCTGGGGCAGTTCAAGGTGGCCGCCGAGTTGTCGGGCAGCAGCATCGAAGGCGTTGCCAAAGGCCTGAACTTCCTGAATAAGAACATGGTGGCTGCAGCCACCGGCGGCAAGGATGCGGCGGCTGCATTTCAAACGATCGGCGTCTCGACCAAAGATGCACAGGGCAATCTACGGACAGCCGACCGGGTGTTCTTAGATGTTGCGGATCGGTTCGCGACGCTCAGAGATGGACCTGAAAAGGCTGCTATTGCCATGCGGATCTTCGGCAAAGCTGGCGCGGATCTGATCCCGATCCTGAACTTGGGCAGCAAGGAGATCCAGCGGTTCGGCCTGAACATCACGCAGGACTTCGCCGATAAGGCTGATGCATTCAACGATCAGCTCGGGCTGGCTGGCGCGCAGGTCACCAATCTGAGCATTCAAATCGGATCGGCGCTGTTGCCTGTGATCAATGGATTGCTTGCCGGTCTGAGCGGTGCTGTCACACAGATTGGCAAATGGATCGAAGGCTTGCAAACTGCCTACAAGGAGAACGCTGCATTCAAGACATCGATCGATGTCTTGATCGGAGCGCTCACGGCACTGGCTACGGTTCAGGTATTCTCGACGTTCATCGCCGGCGCCAAGGCTGCCATCTTGATCACTGGCACATTGATCAAGGCGCTTAAGGGATTGACCGCTGCCAACCTGCTGGCTGGTGCTGCTGGCTTCCTTAAGAGCAAGCCCGGACTAATCGCAGCATTGGTTGCTGGCCTTGGCGTTGGCATTGATGCAGCGTTCAATCAAGGCAAGATCGTCAGCGGCATCACCCGCGGGATCTCGGGCGCTCTGGATCAAGCATTCGGCATGTTCGGGGCGATGGTCCCGTCTGCACCCAACATCCCAACCAGGCCGGGTGGCATTCTTGATGTAAGCGGCCTGGACACTGGCGCAGCATCTGCCAAGAAGAAGTCCGCAAAAGACAAAGAAGAGGCAGCCAAAAAAGCGCGCGAAGCCTTAGCCGATTCTCGCGATGCGCTTAAGCAGTCACAGGCAGAACTGAGAACGCTGAAGGAGCTTGATCCGGTCCGCAAGACACAGCTCGAGTATGAAGAAAGACGGCAGACAATTCGCGCAACCGCGAGCCGTGAACTGCGCGATGCGCTAAGCGTTGAACAAGAGGCGAACATTCAACGGCGACGAAGCGTTGAGATTGCAAAGCTGGACGTTCAAGAACAGAGTGCCCTTGCGGAAATCTACGAACGGCTTGGCAACGAAGCGCGAGATACAGCGATCGCGATGTTGCAGGTGGCCGATGCAGCGCAAACACAAAGGGATGCATTTGCCGGCATTGGCGATGGGATCACCGCATACCTAGAGCAGATCGGCACGGTTCGGGATGCGCTTTCCAATCTGTCTCAGCAAAGCTTCAAGGGTGTCGAGGATGCGATCGTCAGCCTGACCACGACGGGCACCTTCAGCTTCCGTCAGTTCGCGCTGTCGATCGTTGAGGATCTGACCCGCATGGTCACGCGCATGTTGATCATCGCGCCGCTGCTGAAGTTCATTCAAGGATTGCTACCCGGCGGGGCCTTTGCATCAGCTAGCGCTGGCCTGAGCGGTGCGGGTGCGCTGAAGTCCTTCCTGCCAGGCTTCGCGCTGAACGCGACCGGCAACGTTTACGGCTCCAATGGCGTGGTGCCATTTGCCCGCGGCGGCATCGTCAACGGTCCGACCATGTTCCCGTTTGCCAAGGGCGTCGGCCTGATGGGCGAGGCTGGTCCTGAAGCGATCATGCCGCTCCGCCGTGGTGCTGATGGCCGGCTGGGCGTGGCAGCATCTGGTGGCGCTGGCGTCAATGTGACCGTGAACGTTGACGCAGGCAGCAGCCAGGTGCAGGGCGATGGTCCTAACGCCAACCAACTCGGCCGCGTGATCGGCGCTGCAGTGCAGGCTGAGATCGTCAAGCAACAACGGCCTGGCGGCCTACTCGCAACCACACGCTGATGGCAACCTTTACCTACACACCCAGCTTCACCGCTGACCTAGAAGAGCAGCCGATCGTCAGGAGCGTTCGCTTCGGTGACGGCTACGAGCAGCGGCTCGCCTATGGCCTGAACACGCAGCCGAAGAAGTGGTCACTGCAGTTCAGCAATCGGGACGACACCGAACGCAACAACATCCTGACCTTCCTGCGCGCGCGTGGTGCGGTTGAGTCGTTCGACTGGACCGATCCGAACGGTTATGTCGGGAAGTGGGTCTGCCGTGGATGGAACACTAGCCAGGTGAGCTGCAACTTCAACAACATCAGCGCCACCTTTGAAGAGGTCTTTGAGCCCTAATGGCCTACGCAGCCTGGCAAGCCAGCACGAGCTACGCGGTCGGCGCCATTGTCCGCGCTACGACGACGCAGGCCAGCGGCCTTGTGTTCCGCTGCACTGTGGCTGGCACCAGTGCTAGCACGCAACCGGCATGGCCGACCGACATTGGCAGCACGATCGCAGACGGCGGCGTCACATGGGCGGCGATCAGCAGCGTTTACGAAGAGCTGGCGGTCTTGGGTCCGAACGCGATCATCGAGCTGTTCGAGCTGCAGCTTGACTCCACGCTGCACGGCGCCAGCACCACCTACTACTGGCACAACGGCGTGAACGCAGCCGTGACCGGCAACATTGTCTTTGCCAGCAACACCTACGTCAGGCTTCCAGTCGAGGCGACAGGCTTTGACTACACCAGTTCCGGCAGCCTGCCGCGTCCGACGCTGCGGATCAGCAACCTGTTCAGCGACATGACGGCGGTACTGCTGCTGGTCAACGCGACCACACCCGGCAACGATCTGGGCGGCGCCACGGTGCGGCGGATCCGCACGCTGAAAAAGTTTCTCGATGGCGAGGCGGCGGCTGACCCTAATGCCCGATTCCCGACAGAGATCTGGTACGTCGATCGGAAGTCAAACGAGAACCGCGATCTGGTCGAGTTTGA